GCCGCCCGTCTCCCGATGATGTTCACGGCCTCGGCGTGCAGGCCGGGCACCCATTTGGCGTAGGTCTTCTCGACCTCCTCGACCGTGTTGCCGAGGATCTTGGCGATGATCCACAGGGCCACGCCGTTGCGGGCCATGACGGTCCCGGCGGTGTGTCGGAAAACGTGGGGCGTCAAACCAGACACGCCCGCGTCAGCCCCGAGGCGTTCGATCGCCGAGTTGATCTTGCCGCCCGAGCCGATCACCAGCGCGTTGTCGTGGTCGCGGCGGTCATAGGCCTCCTTCAGCACGCCCCGCAGCGCATCCGACATGGGCACGCTGGCCCGGCGCTTGCGTGTCTGCTGCGCGCCCGGGGGCAGGTAGTGAATGACGCCCACCTTGAAGTCGACCTGCGGCCAGCGCAGTTCGCAGATGGCTGTGCGCCGGGCCCCGGTGTGCAGGGCGAGCCATGAGAACATCCGCACGCGGTCACGGCCCGGCTGCTCGGCGGCCGCCAGCACCTTGTCGATCTCCTCGTCGGTCAGCCACCGCTGGCGCGGCGGGGATGCCGCGGGCAACGGCCCGAGGACCGGCGTGTCCTCCAGCTTGATGAGCCGCTTCTTGACGGCGTGGTTCCAGACCGCCCGCAGCACCGAGAGCTCGTAGCGGATGGTGCTGGGCGCCGCGCCGCGCGAGGCCACGTAGCGGTCTTCGAGGTCCTGGGAGACGTGACGGGGTTCCTTGTCGCCGAACCACGGCTTCAGGTTGGCCCAGGCGGCACATGCTCTACTGTCCTCGCTCGTGTAGCGCATGGCGAAGAGTTCGTCGCAGGTGTAGCGCGGGGCCGTCGTGCCGGCCGTTTCGGTCAGGTCGCACCACTCGTCGAAGAAAGCCTGAGCTTCGCGAACATCGCGCGTGCCCGTCGTCTTCCGTTTGCTGCGGCCTCGTTCGGACCAGTGGATGTAGTAGATCCCGGTCTTCTCTTCGGGTCGGCACTCGTAGGTCGTCCCGTTCGCGTATCTGCTGAGGTTTGGCATTGGGCCTCCACATAGGCAGCGATGACGTGTTCTGGAATCAGGACCGGCCGACCGGGCACGAAGCCCAACTGGCCGGAGAGCCGCAGCCGCTTCACCTTGGAAGGGCTGCAGCGAAGAAGTGCGGCGGCTTCAGGCTCCGTCAGGAGTCGCACGGACAGCCCCAACCTGGTCGGCCTCGATCAGTTCTGCAATCCGGGTCGCCGTCGAAAGCGACACAAGCCGGTTCACCCGCAGCCAGGCCGTGTTGGGCGCCGACGGCGAAACCTTGATCTCGAAAGACGGGTGGTCCTCGTCCACGGCCATCTCGATAGCGTTCGGCAGAACCTCGGCCGCCGGCACCCCCAGCGCAGCCGCCAGGGCCTGCAGGCTCTTTGGGGTGGGGAGGGCCACTCCCCGAACGTAGGTCGAGATCGAATCGCGGGGCAATCCGGCCTGCCGCGCCAGCTCCGACTGATTCCACCCGCGGGCGAGCATCATCTGGTAGAGCCGTCGGCCGAACTGCTGTTTCGTCAGATGCTTGGGCGCCAGTTGCCCACTCGGTAACTCGTCCACATGAAATCTGGTTGTTCGTGTCATGGTGGCGTTCCCGTCCCGTTTGTTAGTCTGTATGGCAAATGTATTCCACTTTTGGGACTGTTGCAAGCGCTATTGACATTTTGTCCAGACATGGTAAGACATTCCCTACATGAACGGACAAGCAACATTCGACGTGAAGCAGTTTATCGACGACCACTTCGGCGGCGTCGTGCCTCTGCTTGAACACCACCCGTTGTGGTCCTCCGAGCAGGTCCACAAGTGGCGGTCTCGCGCGTCACTACCCGGCCCAGATTTGGCCACACTGTTGGGGATCATCGAAGCACGGGAGAACGGCCCTGTTTCGATCACGAAGTACATTCAGGGGATGCCATGCCTAACCACATCGAGGCCGAAGCACAACACTACTGGCGCAACGTCAAACGTCTTCGACTGACGTCCGGCTTGGCGACCGACGCCGCTGACACGGTGGACGAACTGGACCTGATCCGGGCGCACACCGAGAACCCCGTCATTCGGCGCGACATCTCACGCGCCTTGGCGGACAAGCAGTCACTGGACCGCGCGCAATGATCCTGATCGGGATCGACCCCGGCCAGAGTGGCGCGATTGCATGGCTTGACAGCGCGGGGGCTCTTCTGCGCGTCGAGGACATGCCGACGTTCCAGATCATGCGGAACGGCAAGCCCCGGCTGGAGCTCAACGTCCACGGTCTGGCGGCGCTTTTGTCCGACTTCGCGGCTGACGTCTGCTTCTTTGAGCAGACAGGAGGCATGGAAGGGGACGCACCGTCGAGCGCCTACAACTTCGGGCGCATCGCCGGTGCGGCCGAGGCGGCGGCCAAGCTGTCCGGCGCCCGGTTCGAGTTTGTCGCCCCGCATGTCTGGAAGAAGGCGATGGGCCTGATCGGCACGGCCAAAGACCAGTCGCGGGCCAAGGCCACGAACAGGTGGCCCGGCTGGGCGAAGTCGTTCGCGCTGAAGAAGCACGACGGCCGGGCCGAGGCTGCGCTGCTGGCCGAGTACGGGCGCCAGGCGCTGGTCAGAGAGGGGCTGATCTCGGGGGTGTTTGGATGAGCATAGCGTCTGCAAAGATCATCGGCGCCAACAGCGCTTTCGGCCGCAACGAAGCCGATTTCTACCCCACGCCGCCCGAGTGCACACTGGCTTTGCTTCAGCACTGGCGGCCCGCTGGCACGATCTGGGAGCCCGCGTGTGGCGACGGGGCAATCGCGCGTGTTCTGAACGACGCGGGCTACGAGACCATTGCGAGCGATCTGCACGACCGCGGCTATGGCGACTGGACCGGGGACTTCTTGAACGACCCGCCGCGAGCCAGCTTTGACGCCATCATCACCAATCCGCCGTTCAACGTCGCGGAGCCGTTCATCCGAACCGCAGCGTCTTACGGCGTGCCGTTCGCCATGCTGCTGAAGTCGACCTACTGGCACGCCGCGACGCGCTCCAAGCTCTTCGAGGAGACCGGGCCCGAAATGGTCATCGCGATGACGTGGCGGCCGTCGTTCGATTTGCGCCGCGGGACGTCGCCCACGATGGACGTGATCTGGACTGTCTGGGGGCCGCGTCCTTGGCTGAAACCGTGCAGCTACGTCTTGGCAGCCAAACCGGACCTCGGGGTTTTCGGATGACGGGCGAACCGCACTTCTCGATGCGCCTGCGCGAGCGGGCCGGGATTCAGGACACGGCGGCCGTCTACAACGACCTGCGCATCGCCTTGGCCAACCCGGAGCGCTACCCGGACTTCATCGACTTCGTGATGAAGGCACCGGACGGCAAGGACATCTGGAGGGTCAAGCTGGAGACCGGCCGCTTCTACATCATCGCCGCCGGCACCTTCCCCGTCACCGTCTACAGCCAGCACCACATGCGCCGCGTCAAGGAAAACCGGCGCCGGAAGAAAGGGAGATAGCGATGCAGGTTCGTCCGATCCGCGTAGAAGGCGACATCGCCTACGTTCCGCTGACCCGCGGATATGAGGCCATTGTAGACGCCTCGGACGCGCTCGACGTTCAGCGGTACGCCTGGCGGGCGGATGTTCGACGGCGAAAGGACGGCACTATCAGAACAGTGTACGCAGTTCGCGACGACGCTGGGGTGGGCAAGTGCTATTTGCACCAGCATATCCTCCGTCCGGGTCCGGGTTTGCGCGCCGATCACCGGGACAGCAACGGGCTGGACTGTCGACGATCTAATCTGCGCGTCGCGACTAAACCCCAGAACAGCCAAAACTCCGCGAAACGTGTGGACTGCTCTAGCGGAGTAAAGGGCGTTTCGTGGCACAAGCTGCGCCGCAAGTGGCAGGTGCATATTAAGGCCGCTGACAAACGCCTGTTCTTAGGCCTGTTTGTCCGTCTTGAAGACGCGGCTGCGGCATACGCGGCCGCCAGCGCCAAACATCACGGCGAATTTGGGAGAACAGCATGAGCAGATTGATCGCCTTCTGCGGTCCCGCCGGGGCCGGCAAGAGCACCGCAGCTGACGCACTTGTCGAAGAGGGCTGGGTGAGAATAAAATTCGCCGATCCGCTCAAGAACATGATGCGCGCCTTCTACAAGTCCTGCGGCCTGGAGGACTCAGCCTACATCGAGGCCCGTATCGAGGGCGCCATGAAGGAGGAACCGGATCCGTTCCTGAAGGGCCGCACGCCTAGATATGCCATGCAGACCCTCGGGACGGAATGGGGGCGCGACTGTATGCACCCGGAAATCTGGATCGAAGCCTGGCGCCAGCGCGTGCTGCTCATGGCCGACCGCGGCCTCGACATCGTGGTGGACGACTGCCGGTTCCCCAACGAGGCCGAGGCGGTGCGCAAGATCGGCGGCCGGATCGTCGAGATCGTCGGCCGGGGCAAGGGCCTGGGCAAGAAGCACAAGTCCGAGCTCGGCATCGGCGAGCCTGACATGAAGATCAGCAACACGACGTCGATCGAGCAGTTCCAGCACGACATCGTCTACATCTTCTCGCGCAGCGATTTTCCGGAGCCGGAACCGCAAAGTCGTGCTTGACATACAGCCGACATACAAGTAACTACATTTGCCAGACACGACGGACATGTGAGACGGGGGGAGGGCAGGAAGCCGAATGGAAGCGTTGCCACATCAGATTGCCGGTGCGCGCTTCCTGTCGGACAGGAACTACGCCCTCCTCGCCGACTCTCCGCGGGTCGGGAAGACCGGCACGGCCATCATGGCGGCCGACGACGTCTTCGCTTCGCGCGTGCTCGTCATCACCACGGCCTCCGGGCGGCCTGTCTGGGTCCGCGGCTTCAAGGACTGGTCGATCTATGACCTGCCCACCCGGGCCGTCTATGGTGCCCTCGGCAAGCTGGACGGTCCGCTGCGCCTGATCGTCTCCTGGTCCGAAGTGGCGAAGCACGCCGAGGCCTTGAAAGCTGCCCGGTGGGACCTCGTGATCCTGGACGAGGCCCACTATGCGAAGGCCATCGACACGAAGCGCACTCAGGCCGTCTACGGCGTCTTCCGGGGCGCGAGCCGCGACATGGGCATCGTGGACAGCGCGGCCCGGGTGTGGTGCCTGACCGGCACGCCCATCCCGAACGCCCCCAATGACCTCTACCCGATGATGCGGGCGCTGTGCCCCGACCGGCTCGAGACCGGAACGCGGTCATATGTATCGCGGGATCCTGTTGAACCAGGCGGGTTTGCCTGGGAGACGGCCGGGATTCATGTGTTCGAGCACGACGTCACCAAGTACGACGACTTCCTGCATAGATACTGCGTCGTGCGCCGGAAGGCGATCAGTCGCTGGACCAAGATCGACGTCGTGGTGGGCGGGAAGAACGAGGCCGAACTGAAGGCCCGGCTCGACGGCTTCTGGCTGCGTCGCACGCAGAAGGACGTCGGGATCAACCCGCCCATCTACGAGATGATGCCTACCCACATCTCGGAGAAGCAGCGGCAGGAGATCGAGGCCCAAATCGAGGGCGCCGAGGACATTCTCGCAGCGGCCGAGACGGGCGAGACGCGCGGGCTGGAGATGGCCCTAGGCACCCTGCGGCGCGTGACCGGGACCGTGAAGGCGCAAGGCGTGGCCGACGCGATCGAAGAGGAACTGGAGAACGGCCTCGACAAGGTGGTGCTCATGGCCTGGCACAAGGACGTCATGGCGTCACTCGAGGACCGGCTGAAGAAGTATGGTGTTGTCCGGGTTGACGGCAGCACAACCCCGCACGCCCGCGAAATGGCCACCAAGATGTTCCAGACCGACCCCGCCTGCAGGGTGTTCATCGGCCAGATCGTGGCCGCCGGCGAGGCCATCGACCTGTCTGCGGCGGCAGAACTCGTTTTCGTGGAGTCGTCGTTTGTGCCGAAAGACATGGCCCAGGCCGCGCTCCGCATCACCAACCACGGCCAGAAGCGGCAAACCCGCGTCCGTGTGGCGGCCCTTGAGGGGTCCGTCGACGAGGCCATCCAGGCCATCGTCATCCGCAAAACCGCAACCCTGAAGGAGATCATCCAGTGAAGATCGAAATCCACCTGCAAGGCCCGCAGACCGTGTCGTGGCTGAAGAGCGTTCTGGACAGCTACGCGGAGGCCGCCCAGGCCGACCGTGACGCGCTGGACGCGAAGTTCAACGAGCAGTGGGAGCGCGCCGCCGAAGCGTCGGCCGTCGCGACTGCTGAGACGCTGGGGCAGACCATTCAGCCCGCCGCCGAGCCCGAAAAGCCCAAGCGCGCCCGCAAGGCCAAGGCCGACGAAGCGACCTCCGCGGGTCCGCAACATGAACCGGCCGCGCAGATCACGACCAGCCCGGAAGACCGCAAGCCCGTCGAGGAAATCCCCGAGGCCGAGGTCGTCGAGACCACGCCGGTCGATGACCTATTCGAGGAAGCCGCCCCGGCCAGGGTCTACACCCGCGACGACGTGAAGGAAGCGATGCAGCGCTACGTGGCCAAGCATGGCATGGACGCGCTGGCGAAGAACGCGAACGACCTCTTGGGCGCCCCGAAGCTGTCGGCCATCCCTGAGGACCCGGCCGCCTTCGAGGCCGCCGTGAAGCGTCTGGAGGCCGCCATTGCTGGCTGAGAACCGCAAGAAGCCCGGCCGCAAGCTGACGTTCCCGTGGGACAGCATGGCGGTCGGGGACACGTTCACCGTCGAGAACCGAACCGTGCGCAGCTTCACCGGGACAATGGCCTACGCCAATGAGTCCCGGGCCCCGAAGCGTTTCCGCTCGAAGACGATCGGCGACAACATCGAGATCCGGAGGGTGAAATGACCGATCACGGCGCGAGAGCGCACGCCACCTGGAGCGCGTCGGCATCGGATCGCTTGTGGGCCTGCCCGGGCTCACTTGCCCTGTGCGCCGGGCTGCCCGACAAGGAATCCGAGGCCGCTGCGTGGGGGACTGCCTGCCACCAGCTTGCGGAGAAGTGCCTCCGCAGCGGCAAGGACGCCGTCGAGTTCCTGGGCACCACGGAGAAGACCAAGGAGCACAGCTTCGTGGTCGACGACGAGATGGCCGAGACGGCGCAGGTCTATATCGACTACGTGCGAGAGCGTGTCGACTACACCGCCTACGACAACGGCAAAGTCGAACTGCTCATCGAGCAGAAGTTCAGCCTGGCCAAGATCAACCCGCCGTTCGACGCCGGCGGCACGGGCGACGCGGTGATCCTCGACCGGGTGAACAGGACGATCGAGATCGTCGACCTGAAGGGTGGCCGTGGGGTGGTCGTCGAGGCCGTTGGGAACAAGCAGCTCCGGACGTATGCCTTGGGCGCCGTCCTCGCCAACCCTGGCGACTGGCGCACCGTGCGCGTCACCATCGTGCAGCCCCGGGCGCCCCACCCGGACGGCCGGATCCGCTCCGAAGAGTTCGACGTCATCAATCTCTTCGACTGGACGGTCGACCTGCAGGAGGCGATGGCCAAGGCGGCGAAGGCTCAATGGGTTTTCGGCTTCGTGAGCAACGAAGGCTGGGACAGTACGTTCCTCTCGGCCGGCGACCACTGCCTCTTCTGCAAGGCCAAGCCGACCTGCCCGGCCCTGCAGACGAAAGCCCTCGCGGAGGCGCACACCTACTTCAAGCCCGAAGGAGGCATGGCCACGCCGCCCGCGCCCCAGACCCTGACGATGGAGCAGATGGTCCGTGTCCTCGACCATGCGGACATGATCCAGAACTGGCTCAACGCCGTCCGGGCCTACGCGCAGGACCAGGCCGAAATGGGCGTCGATGTGGCCGCTGGCGACAGCCGCTACGTCCTCACCCCCAAACGGGCGACGCGCAAGTGGAACGTGGAGGATCCGGTGACGGCCCTCGCGATCAAGACCAAGCGCGACCCGAACGACTTCTACAACGAGCCGAAGGAGATGTCCCCGGCCCAAGTGGAGAAGCTGATCGGGAAGAAAGCGTTCGCGGAAGTCGCGGACCTCGTCGTGGCGGAATCGTCGGGCTTCAACCTGACCCGCCAAGACAAGACGACGCGGGGGGCCGTCGAGGCACCCGTCAAGCAGTTTTTCCAGCCCATCGACAAGGAGTGAATGATGGCAACGTCGAAGAAGTTCTACCGCACGGAAGCGGTAAAAGGGCCCCTGATGCGTCTCAGCTACGCGCAGAACCTGCGCAAAGGCCGCGAGAACGACCAGGGCGTGATGAAGTACGGCTGCACGCTGATCCTCCCCAAGGCCGACGCCGAGGGCTTGCGCAAGCTGCAGGCGATGGTCGCCGAGGTCGTCAAGGGCGAATGGGGCGAGAAGGGCGTCGAGCGCTTCAAGTCGGAGCTGATCAAGAACCCGATCCTGCGCGGCGACGGCAAGGAAGCCAAGAACAAGGAGACGGGCGAGATCAACCCGGGCCTCGGGCCGGACTTCGTCTTCATCCGCGCGACCAGCAACGAGGCCGTCAAGGTCTTCAACGCGAAGGTCCAACCGGCCTCGGACGGCGAGATCGTGTCTGGCTACTGGGGCTATCCGGTGCTGAACGCCTACGCCTGGCACAACCCGCAGAACGGTGNNCGTCTCGTTCGGCATCTCGATGGTCCAGATCGTCAAGGAAGACGAGGCTCTGGGCGGCAGCGGCGCGGCGCGCGATCCGAACGCCTACTTCGAGACGGTGGCCACTGAAAGTGGCCAAGAGGGGTCGAGCGGCAACGGCGCCGCAGACATGTTCGGCTGATTTCACCGTCTGCCGTTGTCCGTCTTGACGGCTGACAGCGGCAGACTTCACCCAAGGAGATGCGAATGAGCACACAAGGCCACAATACCGGGGTCGCAGCCGAAGAACT